GTTATGTGCGTGATGATTTGATGACCACCAATCTTGAAAATCCTAATGTTGATGATGCCAAGAATCGTCTTGTACGAGTCCGCATCGATCAAATTATGATGATTGAGATGTTGCGCATTATTAATAATACCGCTAACGCCAATACTAATGCTATCGCTGCACTCCAGACGAGTGTCAACACATTGATTGCTCGTCCGCCCCCACCACCAATTACTGGTCCCGGTAATGAAGTCTTCCCCCCTGGAGGAAATCGCTTACCTGGTAATACAGGCTCTAGAAGCGCCCCAGTGGACGTTGTTGTCACTCCAGACGATCCCATTGAAGATGATGGAAACTCTGTTTTCCCAGAGTCGGATTTTAACAACTCTAGTACCTTCATGGGTCCTATTCTTCCCCAAGCCTCTATTGCTAATGATAATGATCTCATGTCTAATGCCTCCATCACCACCCTCCAAGTCAAAGATGTTCTCCATGTAGACGAAGCCCCCACAGAATCGAAGACAGCCACTGCCGCATTTGATGATCCAGGTAATGAAAAAGATAATTGGAGTCTTACAGATGTTCTCAAACGTCCTGTTCGTCTTGCCAATGTAACCTGGAATGCTCAAGATGCTGGTACTCTCATGTTCAATGCTGATTTCCCAAATACTTGGCTTGATCCTAGAGAAGAACGCCTCGCTCACTTCCGTAACATTTTGACCTCATTCAATATGTATAGAATGGACGTTGTATTTCGCCTCACCGCGAACGCTACATCTATGTACGGTGGAGTTCTTGCAATGTACTTCGATTTCTTTGATCGTTTTACCACCGATGGCAACGTTCTTAACCACGTCTCAGCATCTCACTTTGATCCCGTATACCTTGACTTATCAAAAGGTACTACAGCAGAATTGAGAGTTCCTTTCTCAGCCGTATCTCAATATTTGTCGCGTCAGCACAATGATTTGAGTGCCCACTTTCTTGGTAACATAAAAGTGACGGCCATGTCTGATTTGGTCAGAGTTCCTGGTGCTCCCAACGTAGAGTTGCGTTTATATGCTTATCTCAGTGATGTTGAGGTTTCCCTCCTTCAAACTCCTGATGGACGTCCCTATGCTATTCCTCAAGCTAGCATTGTGCGCTCCGTTACATCGTTTGCCAACTCTTACCTGCCTGGAATGAAGAAAGTCTATCCTCTTGCAATGGAAGAAAACTATGAGATGCCACATCCTCACACCTGTCGTGTTGAAGAAATAGGTGGTACTTATGGTTTGATCAAATCTTTTGCTTGGTCCACTAAAAATGATGCCCAGTCCCAAATTGCATCTTTTGCAGTACACCCAATGGAATATCATGATCGCCCTCTCACACCTCCCTTACCTACCACTGTCATTAACGCCTCCCGCCTCGCTCATCTTGGA